CGAGACTGCATGAAGGCCTGCGCTTCAGGATCCAGTGGCACATACGGGTTGCCCTCGACCTTAAACTTGCCTGCCGAGATCAGGGTCGGTTTAACCCCCTCCTCTTGCAGCGCCTTCGAATAATCAAAGTGGGCCTGCCAGACACCAATGGAGCCCACCTCGCCACCCGGGGTGACATAGAACTCACCGGCCGAGCAGCCGATCCAGTAGGCGGCAGAGGCGGCCAGGCTGTTGGCCACGGCCACCACAGGCTTTTGGGTACGGGCTTTGACGATCTCTGCGGCCAGCTCGGCCACGCCGTAGACGCTGCCACCAGGGCTATCGATGTCGATCAGGATCTGCCCCACAGTGTTGTCAGCCAGGACCTGGCGCAAGGCGCTCGTGAATTTTTGGGTGCTGGTGCTGCCCGGCCCGGAGATGTCATCGACCATGTTGCCGCGCTGCGTGACCACCCCATACAGGGGCAGGACCGCGATGCCGGATCCGGCATTGGAAGCAGCACGATCTGAGGCGAACTGTTTGCGCGTGTCGCGCAGAACCCGGTCTGCATTCACCTGAAACAGGGTTTCATCGCTGGGCGGTTCATCCGAGGACCAGCGTGTAAGAACAGCGGTCATGGCCTGCAAACGCTCGGGCATGAGCGCCCACGGCGTGGTCAGGAATTCAGAAATCAGAAGGTGTTTGTTCATGTGGAGTTTCCAAGTTGGATCAGCGCCTTGAGCAGCACTGGTTCGTCGGTTGACGGTTGAGATAGCGCCCAGGCTCGCACTTCGGGCTCTTGCAAGCCCAGGGCTTGGGCAATGAGGGTGATTTCCTGAGCGTCCAGGTGGCCCTTCTTGCTGATGCGCCGGGCCAGGCGCTGGGCGTTGGCCTCAATGAGCTTGCGCAATCGCTGGCTCATTTGTTGATCAGGCTCGACCGGGGTATCTGCGACTGCTGCGTCAGGCACCTCGTCTTCTGGCTCCTGCGCTTCGGCGTCCTCTTCTTCAACCATGTTCAGCGGCCTGAGCGGTTGATCGAGTCCTTTGATCGGATTGAGGTTCTCGGCGATGCGGGCCTCGTTACGGGTGAGCCAGCCGTTTTGGATGCCGCTTTGGTAGTAGGCCGAGCGACTGGCTGCATCGCCGCGCATCAGGTTGGCGAAGTCAAATTCGATTTCGAGTTCATCACCGTCCAGCATCAAGTCCGCTTCGATCGAAGCCTCCCAACGCTCAGCCCAGGGCGTCATGGTGTGCATGACGAATTCCAAGCTCTGCTGCTCGATGTTGGAGAACGTCGCCCGGTCCAGGTCCGCGATCATGTGAGGCGGCACCCGAAACAGGCGAGCGATGTCCGTGATCTGGAACTTGCGCAGCTCCAGGAACTGGGCGTCCTTGTTCGTGACACCCACCTCATGGAACTTCATGCCGTTTTCCAGCACAAGCACCTTGCCTCGGTTGGCACCGGACTGAGCAGCCTGATAGGACTCCCGGAACACCCGTTTGGCCTCGGTGTCCTTGAAGTTGCCTGGAAACTCGATCCACCCTCCCGTGGGTTTGGCATCGTTGTTGAAGAACCGAGCACCGTAGTCCTGCGCGGCCAACGCCATGCCCAGGCTCTCTCGGGAGAGCTCGATCGGGCTCAGTCCCAGCAGGCCGTCCGAGGACAAGCCCCGCAGGTGCCAAACCTCGCCCCGAGGCAGAACCAACTCGTGACCCGTCTGGTTCTGGATCCGGTAGCGGTAGTCTCCTTCGGTGAGCAGCTCCATGCGCACCCGGTCAGGATGAATCGGGATCAACTCGGTGATCTCGCCCCGGCCGTTGGCCAGGATCTGGCAGAAGGCATTGCCACGCAGGGCCAGGTGCCCCTGCAGCATCTCACGCCACTCGAACGGGTTCTGGTAGCGGTTGGGCTTCTTGCCCAGCACCCGGTAGAGCCAGTGGTCCGTCACCCGGTCCTTGCCCCCGTCCGCTCGAGCACGGTAGACCACCAGTGGCAGCGAGGCCATGGTCTCAGACAGGATGCGCACGCAAGCGTAGACCGCAGCCAGGCGCATGGCCGAATCGGCCGAGACACGCATGCCAGAAACGCTGCGCACCGACACCGGCTCAAAAAAGAAATCGCCCCATGGGGAGCGATCACTTGTGGAAGCTTTGAATCGGTCAAAGAGGTTGAAGATTCCCATCGTTTCAAAGCAGCATCAGTTCGTAGTCGGATCCCAGCACCACCGAGTTTCCCGGTTTGATCGCCCGTGAGAGGGCCATGATCAGTGCCACGATGCCGTCGATCTTGTTTTCTGCTCGCTCCTTGCGCGGGTAAATGTTGTCTTTGACGTCCGTGTGGGCGACCACGTTGCTGGCCATCCAGGCCAGTACCGGGTCACCGTCATGGACGAGCTTCTTTTGCAGAACCAGGGCTTCAAGCGTCTTCATCGGTTCGCTGAAATTCAGTACCGTGGGACGCACCTCGATCATTGGCAGGCCCTCGGAGAGCATCCGGGTGGACAGCTGTGTGGCCTGAAACGGATCGAAGGCCACGGCCTCCACCGCGAAGCGGGACGCGATGTCCAGCAGATCGGCCTCGATCCAGCTGAAATCGATCACGTTGCCCGGCGTCACCGACAGGCGTCCGGTATGGGCCCAGCCCTCGTACTGACTGTTGCCAGCAGCTTGGACGGTATCCTCGGGTAGGTAGTACTTGCCAAACACCGCGTATGCGTCGGGTGTGTCGGGGTGCTCGAACACCATGACGAGCGCCGCAATGTCCGTCTTGCTGGCCAGATCCAGCCCCACCCAGCAGGGCTGGCCCAGGAACTGATCGAGTTCCAGATCGGGGTTGGTGTTCGTGTCCCAGGCCCTCATGTCCATCCAGGCCTTGTCCGCACTCACCCACTCGTTGAGGTGCTTGGTCTTGAAGTTGTTGACCGCGCTGGGCAACTGCATGGCCTTGGCCTGCAGGGGCACCAGGATCTCCTCGCGCACAGAGATGCCCCAGTTGGGGTTGGCTTTGATGAGCGAGTCCTTGGCGGCCCAGTCATCACTTTCATCGAGCCCATAAATGATTCCAAACTGGGAATCGTCTTCGAACACCCGGTTGAGCAGCTTGGTGACAAAGCTTCGGACCTCGTAGCAAATGCCCGATCGGTTGCTGCCAGCCGTGGTGATCACCCACAGCAGTGAGTTGTCCCGCTTGCCGGTACCAGTCTCCACCACGTCATAGACCGTTCGGGTCTTGTGGGCGTGCAACTCGTCGATGCAGCCGAAGTGGATGTTCAAGCCGTCGAGCGTCGAGCCTTCTGCCGAGAGCGCCTCGAACTTGGAGCCGGTTTGGAGCACATGCATGTTGTGCGCCCCGACGTTCACGGCAAAACGGTTCCTAAAGCCTGGGCTTAGGCGCGCCATGGTCTGTGCATCGCCAAAGACGATGCGGGCCTGATCCCTTGTGGTGGCCAGCGAATACACCTCAGCGCCACCCTCGCGGTCGGCCGCCAGCATGTACAGCCCCACTGCCGAGGACAGGGTGGACTTGGCATTGCCCCTAGGCACCTCGATGTAGGAGCGCCTGAAGCGGCGCTTGCCGTCTGATTTGACCCACCCGAAGACTGTGGACAGGATGAACACCTGCCAGGGCTCCAGAACGATCATCTTGCTGGCCAGTGGGCCTTTGACGTGGGGCAATCGCTCAATGAAGGCGCACAGGTTGTCCGCTGGCCTGTAGGGCCTGCCATAGCGGTCAAGCAGTTCCGGGTTGAACTGGTAGAGGCTGCTCTTGCGTTTGAAGCGGATCAGGTCATCGAGCTGGCGTTTGCAGGCTTTCTGGACCCAATCGCAGGTCAGGATCTCATGGGAGACAACGCGCTCGGCATATTGTTTGGCGCTCGCGGCGTATGTGCTCATCCTATATCCCTTTGGGTCAACCCACGATGTCCTCCCAGAGATCGAGCTCCTCGCCCGGGCGTTCGTTTGGAATGGAGATGCGCGAGCGAGATGCCGGGGTGAATCCCATCTCGATCGCAGCTTTGGTCATGATCTGGGCCTGCTTGTTGGCAATGGCCAGATACGGCGACTGCATGGGCACACCGCTGTGGGGCGCCTTCACCAGGAGCCCGGTTTTTCCGATGCCCGCCTGGGCCTGCCGGTAGAGATCTGCCGCACAGGCCCAGATCTCCAGCACGGACATGTCCAGCTTGCGGATCAACGTGGGCGGGGCGCATTCAAGCGCGTAGCGCCAGGCGGCCTTGGCACCCTCTGGCATGTAGTCCGGCGGCTCGACCAGCAAGCCCTCTGGGATGGGCTCGTGGTAGTTGGTCCGGCATGGCTGCAAGGTACCTTTTAGCTGCTTTATGCTTGTTGGTAGTGGTTTTCTTCCTGCCATGTCTGACCCCAAGGAAAGTGAAATATGAAAAATAACCACCAACGTAAATCAGCCACTCTAAAAATATTCAGTGTGGATTGGTATGTCAGCAGGTGTAGAGAAGGTCTTATTCCACATTGCCCATCACATGTTTTGCAGGAATGCGTCAAGCGAGCAGGAAAAGAACAAAAGCATGTTTCTCACGTACTCTTGTCCGGCGAATGCCATAGCTCTAAGTAACCCCCCATATTCCAATTTGCACGCACAAAAATTTGCGCAGGCCAACGCATCTTGGGCGGCAGTCTGTAGAGATTCATCCCCCTACCCCCTCAGGACGGGGCCTGGTTGCGCATGGATGCCGTCTCTGAGGCGGTCTTGGCGTTGTGACAGGGCACGCACAGGCTCTGAAGGTTCGCTCGCTCAAAGCGCTCACCGCCTACTTTGACTGGAACGATGTGGTCAACGACCTTGGCCGGTTGCAACAGCCCCTTGGCCTGGCACCTGCAGCAAAGCGGGTTATCCCGTAGCACCGCTGCACGGGTGTTGCGCCACCTGGCCGATTGATAGAAGCCCAGCTCCGTATCAAAACCTCTGCGCGCGCGGCCGTATTCACGGTGCACTTTCGACTGGTGATTGGTGCAGTACCCAGGCACGTTCAGCACCTGCGCGCAACCTGGGTATCGGCATGGAGTGGGCGCGCTTCGCGGCATCTCAATCGTCTTTCAAGGAATAAGCGACAGCTTGAAAAATTGACTTGGCTTCATCTTGATTCAGAGCGTCAATGCTCCACATCCAATCAACACAAGGAGAAGCCAATGAAATCAAGTCAGTCCATCGATCAACTGTTCAATCGCATTGCCAACGAACACCTCTACATCGAAACCTTGGAGACCCAGCACAGAGACCGGCTGGACTTCCACGAAGTGGCGGTGTGGGGCATCAAGCGCGCGCTGGCCGCTGCTTACGCAGAAGGGCTCGCAGAAGGAAAAAAAGAAAAAGCATCACGGAGCCAAACATGCAACTGACGACCACCCAACGCACGCTGCTCGAAGCAGCCGCTAGGCATCCACAAAAGAAACTGGTTGTCTTTCCCGACAACCTCAAGGGAGGTGCCCGCATCAAGGTTCTGACCGCACTTCTCAACGCAAAACTGATCGAAGCCAGCATTGAGGATTCCGGTGTTTTTGTTGCCACTACAGAAGGCTTGCAAGCGATCGGCATCACCACGCCATCCACGACACCGACACCAGTCCAAGCCCCACGAGCCACGCGAGGCGGCACCAAGCAGGCGGTTCTGATTGAGCTGCTCAAACGACCCGATGGGGCAACGCTACCGCAAATGACCGAGGCTACTGGATGGCAAGTTCACACCGTCAGGGGTGCCATGGCAGGTGCACTCAAGAAGAAGCTGGGCCTGGAGATCACCTCAGAAAAGCAACCCGGCTCAGACCGCATTTACCGAATCATCAACCAAGCTGCCTGAGGCTCAAATGAAAACCATGACCATCACGATTGAACGCAAACCCTTGACCATCCACTTCGATGGCAAGGACATGCAAGTCGAAGAGCTCGGCATCCGTCTGCCCTTTGGCCGCAAGCCCGCCACCATGAGCGAGATCGCTGGCAGTGAAGACTGCACCGTCTACATCACCGAAACCCGCGAGATGGAACCAGCAGAGTTCGACCGCTTTGCGAGGAACCTGCTCCAGTCTCGCGACTGGCTGGGTGGCAAGGGCGGCTATTACGGCGATGGCAGGCTGTGCATCGAAGTGCATGCACCCGGTCGCCCTTACCTCTTCATCGATCCCTCTGGGTCGAACTATGGCCGCTATTGCGCACGCCTTGGCTGATCAGTCTCCGATCCGCAACAGGTCAAAAAGATTAGATGAATCGCTTTACTTCGTCCCCAAATGAAGCGTTCATACAGACATCGCAACAAGGACAAGCCAATGAGCAACAACGCAATACCGATGACACAAAACGAGGCCTGGGGGTTTTGGGGAACGATGGGAGATCACGCCAGTGTGGCCTGGCCGATCGCAATGACCCAAGTTGCCGAGGCCACAGGTGAACCACCTGAATCGGTACGAGCCTTTCTGGACAGCAAGCAAGGCAGGCATTTCGCAGACTCGGTCCAGGACGGCTTGGCCTCAGGCCTTGCGATGGACGCCGCTGTTGCCAAAGCCATCGCCAAATGGATGGATTGGAAAATAGGTCGCATCACGGCGCGCGAAACTGGCATCCCGAAGGGCCTGCCCTACCTGACCGGATTTGTCATTCATTGTGGCCTGGATGCGGTCTGTTACTGAACCACAGGCTCACTGCTTTTGGCTGAACCGGCGTTAGCAAATGACACGCCGTCATCTTCACGCACCGCCTGCTGGCCGGTGTAGTCCTCCCAGCGCTTGATGATCACATCCACGAACTTGGGATCGAGTTCAATGAGACGGGCGTGACGCCCAGTTTTCTCGCTGGCAATCAGGGTGGTGCCAGAGCCTCCGAATAAGTCCAGCACGATGTCCCGGCTCTTCGATGAATTCTTGATGGCCCGCTCGACCAGCTCGACCGGCTTCATGGTCGGGTGCAAGTCATTGACCCGGGGCTTGTTGTAGTTCCAGATGTCCGACTGGTCACGGTCCCCGCACCAGAAGTGGTCTGAGCCCTGTTTCCAGCCATACAGGATGGGTTCGTACTGGCGTTGGTAATCGGCACGACCGAGCGTGAAGGTGTTCTTGGACCAGATGATGAACGTGGACCACTTACCGCCTGCCTTGATCCAGGCCTTTTGCAAGGTGTGCAGCTCAGATGAGCTCATGCACACATAGCAGGCACCTTTGGTAACCACAAGCAGATTCAGACAGGCGTCGTAGAGGAACTGGAAAAAACCCTCACCCAGATCGTCATTCATGATTCGCCGGTCTTTGCCGCGCATCTTGTCTTTGGCGCTGTTGCCGTAGTCCACGTTATAGGGTGGATCGGTGAAGGCCATGTCAGCCAGTTGGCCGCCCATGAGGCGCTCCACATCCGACAAGACGGTGGAGTCACCACAAAGGAGGCGGTGGTTGCCGAGAATCCACAAGTCCCCAGGTCTGGATACCGGGTCTACTGGTGCTTCTGGGATTGCGTCATCTTCAGTCAAACCACCGCCTGATTCGTCTCCGTTCAGCAGCTCTTCGAGCTCCTTGTCGGTAAAACCCATCAGGTCAAGATCAAAGTCGGCCGCTTTGAGTTCAGCCAACTCGAGTTTCAGGAGCTCATCGTCCCAGCCTGCGTTCTCGGCCAGACGGTTGTCGGCCAGGATGTAGGCCTTCTTTTGCTCGGGGGTCAGGTGCCCGAGCTCAATGACCGGGACCTCCTTGAGGCCGAGCTTGCGCGCTGCCATCAAGCGACCATGCCCCGCGATCAGGCCCTTGGCACCGTCCGTGAGGATGGGGTTGGTCCAGCCGAACTCGGTAATGGAGGCCGCGATTTGCGCCACCTGGGCATCACTATGGGTGCGGGCATTACGTGCATACGGGACGAGCGCGTCCACTGGGACCATGCGGATCTCAGGATGATTCATGGGGGTGACCGGTAAAATTGGCTGCAAAACGAGAATGTCTTGCAGTGCAAATCAAAGTAGTTCGCGGGGTTCTGGCCCGCAAAAGCCCGACTGAGGCCACAGCATCCGGAGCAGGCTTTACGCCGCTGGTTGCTGGGACCTACGAAGTGGGATCAGAAGTCAACAGCCGTCTGGAGGTTCTCCGCGAGGGAAAACCGACTGTGTACCTACCGCTTGAGAAGCTGGTGGAGTACGAGGCCGCAGGGGAAATCGAAGTTCATCGATAGGTCGGGTGCGGTGCAGTTGCTGCACACACACCTTTGTCGACCGTAGATGAAAATGTACCTTTAAATCGCTGAAATGTTGCAGCGTGTTTTGGCCCCAAAAACCGCGCATTTACGCTTGAGCGTCAATAGCGCCGCATTCGACCGCTAAAACACGCTAAATTCCTCTCCAGAGCACAGGCCTCACGTTTTCGGTGTTTGACCCTGCCGGTTGAGCAGGTCAGCCACCACCTGCATATCCCGCTTCCAGCGTCTCCACGCCGTGGTGCGGTCACAGGCAAATCGTTTGCTGATTTCCACCCAGTCAAATCGCTTGGCCCGCATCCACACCAGGTGCCGCTCGTCGAGCTCTAGCATTTGCACCCAGCGCATGACTTCGAGCATCCGCTCCACATCCTTGGGCGATGGGGGCGCCATGCGGTAGACCTTGTGCGGATCCGGGTATGCGTCGCTTGGCAAGATCACGATGGGCCAGGTGCTGGCGTAGCCCTGTACAGCCACACGTGGCAAGCGCCTGGCTGTTCTGGCCGCATCGACAAAACGCTCGGCCACCGTTTCAACTGTCCAGACTTCAGCCATGGCCACCTCCCTTTGGCTGACCATGGCCTTGGCCGTAGAGCCGCTCGCCAATGCTGCGAATGAGCTGGCGCTCCAGGAAGTCCAAGCGCTCGTCCTCGTCCGAGATGACCAGAATGTGCTGATCGCGCCACCCCTGGCGCTTGGTGGCTTCGACGTCCATGGGGGTGGCCTGCATCCGCCCAAGAGGCGATGGGTAACGTGCTGGAGGGATCTTCATACCTGCCCTCCAAACGAAATATTCCGATGCGCCGCTGGGAAGTCAGAACCGGCGCATGCCGGTTTTGACAATGAGACTGACGTTATTGACGGTAGATAACATCTCCTCTCTTTATGCGCGTCTACGCGCCCGCGTAAAGAAACAATGTAATGACTCGTCAGTTGTGTCAAAGAGCCGATATCTGAAATCTTTTTCATTTGATTTCCCTCTCAATCATCGTTGTATGGATAGGACCTGGTAGGCAAGGAAGTGGGCTGCTTGAGGTCGATCCCCTGATAGCCACGCACCCCCATGGAGTTGCGCCACTTCTCGAACCGTCTGGCCAGCAAGGCGTCCGAGAAGCGGCGCTGAGTGCCTATGTACTCACCACTGAGTTCGGCCCACTGCTTCCAGTCGTTGAACAGCGTGGCCGTCAGTGCCTTGTGGTTGATACCTAGGTTGCAGCGCTCACTCATCCACCGACCCATGGCGTCCTCGGCCTCGAAGTACTCCTCGGTCGCACTCACCACGGACTTGGGTTGGATCAGGCCCTGGCTTTGCCAAAGCAGGCAGCCCTGTACCGCCCAGGCCATGATTCCGTCGCGCTCGGCAAGCAGCTTCTCGGTCAGGAGCGGATCACGCTTTTCTGGAGGGACCGTGATCGTGAATGGGATCAGGTGCATGCGGCGGCGCATGGCCTCATCGATGTTGCGGATCGCAGGCTTGTGGTTGCCTGCGATGAGCAGCTTGAACTGCGGCCTGTAGGTGAAGAAATCCTGGTGCATCAGGCGCGCCGTGATGTCGTCACCCCCGGTGATCGCCTTGATCTTGGATTCGTTCCAGCGCCTTCCCTGCTCCGTCTCGGTTGCCGAGACAAAGCGAGCACCACGCAGTCCAGCCAGGTCGGTGGGGTGCCGGTCCGAGCGCGATTCCATGAAGGTGTCCATGGGAGCGTTGGCGGCATAGTCGCCAAGCACCGTGGAGATCACGTTCACAAACACCGACTTGCCATTGGCCCCTGTGCCGTAAAGGAAGAAGAGCGCATGGGTGCTGATGTCACCTGTCAGGCAATACCCCACCACGCGCTGCAGGTAGTCTTGCAACTCCTCATCACCGCCCGTGACATTCACCAGGAAATTGCGCCAGACGGGGCAATCGCCTTGTGGCGTGGCTGTGGTCACCTTGGTCATGCGTCGGTCGCGGTCATGGGGACCACGAGCACCGGTGCGCAGGTCCACAATGCCGCCGGGCGTGTTCAGGAGCCAGATACTGGAGTCCCACTCCTCGACCGTGGCACTGTGGCGCGGCTCTGAGCGCACGATTCGCTCGATCGCCGAAATCGTTCCAGAGCTGGCCAAGCGTCCTTTGAGCTTGTCGCGATCCGCTTGCATCGCTGCTGCACGGCAGATCAGGCGACACAGATGCATCACATACAAAGCCTTGTCGATGTTCCAACGCACCCCGTTCCACACGAGCCACTTGCTCCATGGGGCGCAGTAGCGCCAGTCCTCGGCGAACTGCTGAGAAAAGGCCATGGCCAGCCCGTCCTCGTTCGTGTAGTCGATGCCATCGTCAAGCTCTAGGGGCACATGCGCATCGATCTGATGCACCACAGGAACCCTCTCGCCCACAGCCAGAAATCCAGCAATGTCAAAACCGTCTTGCACTGCATCGGCCACATCCCAGCCATCGGGCTTTTCTGCAGGCGGCTGCAAGATGGCACATGACTTGGCACCGGCTCTCATGATGGCTTGGGAAGCATGATCGGCGTAGAGCCAACCAGGTTTGTCACGATCGGGCCAGATCAAGACATGCTTGCCTGAGAGCGGTGACCAGTCTGTTTTCTCAACAGGTGCGTTGGCGCCATGCATGGCCGTGGTGGCGCACACGCCAAATTCAAGCAGGGCTTGGGCGCACTTCTCCCCCTCGACCAGGATCACCTGATCGGCCTTGAGCATGCCCGGTTGGTTGTACAGCGGACGCGGCTCAGGAGGGGACATCTTGCGGCGAGCCACATCCCAGGGCCTGAACTCCTTGCGGGCTGGCTCTGGGTCATAGCGATACACCACCGCGATGAGCTTGCCGTTGGCATCCTGGTAGTCCCATTTGGCAGTGGCTGGGCCGAGTTCATCGACCACCGGCGCCTTGGCCTGGCTTGCGGCTACCGCTGTGGGCGGCATGGCCGAGACACGGCCAAGCCAGTCCCGGGCCTTGTCCAGAACCTGTGGGAATTCGGCCTGGACATCGAGGCTGTAGTAACGAGCGATCAGATCGAAGATATCGCCACCCTCGTTCGTTGCGCGATCGGTCCACAGACCCGCCTTGGGACCAGAGAGCAGCAGCTCCAGGCTGTCGCCCGGGCCACCCATCACATCGCCCACCAGGTATTTGTCCTGGCGGCGTTTGCCTGAAGGCCAGATGTCCAGTACCAGCAGGGCCAGCTGATCGTTCAGGGCCGAGCGGATTTCTGCTTTCTCACGTGCAGCGTCGTTGGCACCCCCTGTTGCTTTGCGTGTTTTCGAGGTGGGCTCATCGTTGAAATCAAGCATTCGCACCTCCCGCATCGAGCGCCGCTTCTTGTTCTTCCTGCAGCTTGTGGGCATAGGCGATTTGCCACTGGTGCAGCTCACCCAGCCTAAATCGGACCAAGCGATTGAAGCGGTAAAACGGTAGCCCTAATTTTTTACGCTTTGCAATCTTGGTGAAAAAGTACAGTGGCAGATTCAGAGCCTTCGATGCATGCTCGGGTGTGAGCAGCGGCTCATCGCTGAAGTCGTTATCGCCTGCGGCTTGCAGGCTCAATGGCGAAGCCAAAGATTTAGGTTTATTCATGAAAAGTTCGTCCCTGCAGGTGATCTGCATCACCCGCATTGGTTGGTAGAAGTTGGAGACCGCAGGACGCTGAGTCCTGCGGTGGAGTCGGGACAATCAGCTCAATGGCGATTGGTCCAGTTGCATGCGAACAGGTGGGTACTTGCTGCGCTCGTGTTCCTGCACCATGGCCTCGACATAGGTCGTGACCACAGCATTGATAAGCCGCAGGGCCTCTTGCTGGGTGTAGCTCGACAACGGTCGGTCCATACCGATCTCACCGGCGGCTTCGCCCAGCGGCTTGAGGCATTGCTGCATGGCCGTCAGTTCTGCTTCGGTCGGATCAATCACACCGTCCCCTGTTGGCTGCGTGCCTTCGCGCTAGAGAGCTCGAACACCAACGGCATAGAGCCGGTGAAAACAGTCCTGGCAACGCCGTGAGCAGAAGATCCAGTCGATGGGGTACCGCCTGGGGTGCCCCACCTTGAAGCGCAGATCCACGTGGCCGAAGCCTTTGGCTTGGCGGGAACACACCCAGCATTTCATAGGACCTCGCCATCACTGCGCCCATGCTGGCCGACCCTGTGCATTGCCCGGGCGTGGGGTGTAGCTGGCCCCCGACTGGGGTGCTGGCGCCGCTGATGCGGGAACAGCCGCCGCAGGAGCACCACCGGAGCCCCCACCCATGCCCCCATCACGTTGCAGCTTGGCCTGCATCAGGTCTGCATATTCCTTGTGATCGGGCTCGATCACAAGGCGGATGATGTTGCGGTATTCGCCCTGTCCATCCTTTTCAATGCCAATACGGGCGGCGAATTCTGCACCATCGAGATCACCGAAGCTGCGGATCTGACGAGCGCGTCCCGCCTCTGGGCTGCCGTCATCGGGGTGAATGTTGCGCGAGCTGTTGAGCACGGCCTTGATGAAGCTGCGGCCCATCTGCGCCCAGGTCGGACCCTTGTTGGAGTGCAAGCCAACATTGCTCCATATCTTGCGTTTGGCAAACGGGCCTGTGAGCAGCACGAATTCGCAGGACAGGAACACTGCACCCGTTTCATCAGAAGCCGTGGCATAGCCACCCGTCCAGCCCTTGCTGGCATCGTCATAGCCGCCGGGTTTGATCGCCATGCGCACCAACGCCTGGGTGCCCTTTGGGATCAGGTTGAACTCGCCTTGCTGTGCATCGGCGTCATTGAAGTCACACCAGACGCCTGGAGCGCTGTGGTTGGAGGGTTGGCCATAGCTTGCGGCCTGGTTATAGCTGTCGTGGTTCATTGGAAATTTCCTTTTTTTTGGTTTGTTGGGTGAACTTGGGCTCGATGGGGGCCCGACTCTTTCAAAGCTGGACATCACCGACCCAACGAATCTGGAAGGTGGGTTCTGTGATCAACTCTTTGCGGGCTGGTTGGAAGGCTGCGCGCAGCAGTGGATGCCAGCGGGCGTAGTCCTGCTCGGTCACCGAAAACTGGACCTGCATGAAGTCCTGCACCCGATCACCGGCGACGACCATTCGCTCAGCAATCTGGGACAGGTGCTGCTGGTCCCAGACGATTTCTTTGGGCTGCGAGACATCGATCTGCAGGTCGCCATCGTCAATACGAAACTTGGCTGCCTCCTCTGGGCCCAGGATTTCAGCGTTACGGATTTTTTCGGCGTAGCGAATTTCCATGGCCCGGTTGATCCGGCCTCGCATCTGCAGCGTCCAGTCACTGAGTTCTTGCATCGAGTTGCTGAAATGAGCCAGTTGGTCTTTGGGCAGACGGCTGATCTGACTCACAGAGAGGTCAGGCAGCGAAGCTTGCTGCAATTGCAGGTGGTTCATGCTTCACCTTCCTTCCCTGGGATGCGCTTGGAAGTCGAGACATGCTGGACAAAGTTCTCAAAGGCGATCACAGCGTTCAGGGGGTAGCTCACCCGTTTGCCTAGCTTGAGATAGGTCGGTCCATGGCCAGTCATGCGCCAGCGCTGCAGGGTTTTAGGGCTCATAGCCCATCGGGAAGCCAGATCAGCCTCGGTCAACACCAGCTGCTTGGGCATGGTGGACTCAGGGGAATTGGCGCTCAGGATACTTGGCGCCTCAAGGGCTGGTGTTGCAAGCAGCATTGGTAACTCCTTTCGAACAATTGAGGGGGACAACGCTG